GAGGTCCTGTGTGAATACCTGTGACTTCACTACCTCTTACATCTAAAACAACATCTTCTAATTCAGTAATGGATGATGTAATATTGGTAATATCTGGTCCTTCCACATATGTAACTTTTCCAATAGCACCGAATCCTTCAGTGAGACTGTTATCAAAGGAAAGTCTGTCATTTACATTATAATCTTTACCAGCAGTAACTATATCAATTCTTTCTATACCACCACCACTTGTTTTTTCTACTTTAGAGTTTATTATTGTATTTCTATTTGCCTGTGCAACGTACTCATACTCATTGATATTATAAGGTTCAGTGTTTCTTACAAGATCAAGAGAGGGAAGATCTAGATCTTGATTAGATTCATATGCATTATTAAATGTCTGCAACTTAGAATGATATGTGTCACCAATAATGTAAGGGAATAGTGGTGTTCTTGAGTTGTTGAATGGACTGTTGGGGTTGTTTACCTCTATCTCTTCTACAGTTGTATAGTAAGCATATACTCCATTTGGGAATTCAGGTGTTGCTGCGAATCTACCATTATGCTCATCAAGATCACCTGTTCCCTCCACATATGTGAAGTCTTCAACAAAAAATCCAGCAGGGTAAATGTTGATGTTAGGTCCGTCAACTCTTTGTGCAGCTAACTTACGATAACTTGATTCAATATACTTCTTCTTACCATCTACAATAGCGTAAGGTCCGTATATTGGATTACCATCATACGCCCAACCAAGAATAGGTGAGTGATCTTGACCTACATCACCCAAGAAGTTTCTAAGATTACGTGGCACATAGTAATTTACGTATGGATTACCTAAATCAAAATCTCTTGGTGTCTCTAAAAATCCATCATCATCTTTTACATCACCAAACTTAGCATATCTCTCTACTTGATTTATTGTCCACTTCTTGACATCACTTGAGAAGATAGCACCTTGGCCTGGTGTTTTTGCAGTGGCGGTTGTTTGTGCTTGAGTGTATCCAGCACCTTTTGTTATAATATCAATGCTTGTTATAGTACCATTAGATATATTTGCTTTTGCTTTTGCACCTATACCATCACCTGTGATAACAATATCCGCACTCAAGAAGTTATCACCACCATCCTTGATTATGATTTGATCGATCTGTCCATTTACAATGAATGGTTGCAAGAATGCATTCTTACCTATTGTTGGTTCGATAACTGGTTTGAAGTTATCATTGATAACAGTTGAACCAAAGTCACTACCTTTTTTACTTACATGTACAGCAGATATATTACCTCGTATGATAGGTGTAGCAGTTGCGTTAATAGTTGATATGCCTTGTCTACCACTTATGTCCACTGATATAGGTGGATCTTGGAATACATGTTCACCAAGACCATTATCATTCAAACTAATGATTGATGAGAGTTGTTTATTGTCTGATAACTTGAAACTATTATCATCTATCTTATTAACAAAATATTCATTATTGTTTGTAAGACCACCTATCGCAGATATAGTCGATGAATACTTGATTACCTCTGAATTGTCAAAACCATGAGAGGGTATCTCGATTGTATCAGTGAATGTATTGATTCCTGTGATTGTATGAATTTCTCTATTTTTAAATAGACCTGCATCCTCAATCAATACCTTGTCAACTTTCTGTCTTCTAGAGATTGACTTGAAACTCTGTTGACCACCACCATTGACTGTAAGATCAATCGTGCCAATGCCTGCTAATGCTTTTGTTTTAGACTCTGATATGTGAAATTGGAAGTTATCTAATTTCACTACAAAGTATGGTGCTGTATCAACCAAAACACCAGGCGTGATTCCAATACCTATTCCTGTACTACCATTTGTTTGATATATTATCTCTTCACCATGCTCAAATCCATGTGCTTGTGCAAAAACAAATCTATCAGTGTCAGTATTAACCACACCACCAGTTGATGTCGAATCAAATTCAACAATTTGATGAACTAACTTCATCTTTGCCTTTGCTATGGCTGTTGTATTGTTACCGCCAATAATTTTTACAGTAGGAGTTTCTTGGTAATCAAATCCTTCAGTATCAACAAGTATCTCTTCTAATGAACCCTCTACTTGTGCTATGACAGACGCTGCTGCACCTGTATGTCCATCTTGTTTAACTGTCAACTTAGGTGGGTTTACAACATCAAACCCAGATCCATTGTTCAATACCTCTACACTCTGTAAAGGTCCAAAGTATACAATATCAGATGACTTATATGAATATGCCTCTACACCATTAGCGAATAAACCAACACCACCCTGTACTGTTTTATCTTTTACATCACCAAACTCAGGTTCGCCAAACTTCCTTAGTATTTTTTGTGCACCAAGATCAGTGCCAAAAAGTGAGTCAGGTGTCAGTGTATGTGATGTTTGAGCACCAATATCATTACCTATGAACGCTGTTATAAACTGTCCTCTTCTTACGTTCTCTCCAGTAAATGCGAGTTTGACTGTGTTACTGTCAACTCTCTTGACATAGTAAGACTCACCTTCATTTAGATTAGTTAAAGTTCCTATTCCTGAAGATGAGTAGGCTACGAGATCACCATCAAAGAAGTCATGATCAGGAACAGTTATTTCTACTTGTGTAGTGTTGACACCTACATTTGTAAATGATCTAATTCTTTTCTGTGGGTCAATAGTCCAATGAGGTAAACTATTAGAAGCAACGTGAACAGAACTCCCATCAGTATATGTGTTTTGAATGTCGGCTGTATTATTTGCCTGTATTTTTAATTTTCTTCTTATCTTATATTTCTTAGTGGTGTCAAGTGTGGGCACACTTACAGATATAGAATCATCTTGATCCTCATCAAACACGAATGTAATAGTACCATTCAACTTATTATCAGAATCATTCTGATCAATTACCTCTATCTCATCACCAACATAGAGAGAGAAGTTTGCTGCTGCAAGTTTGAAGTTGTAACTATTTGTACTCTTGAGTGTATATGTTTCAACAGCGTATGTTGATGCTGTATTGTATATCCATGTGCTATATCTCAAATCATTTTCTATTCTACCAAGTTGTTTGATGTTTATTTCAGACTCTTCCTGTTGATTGATTGCAGATCCTACAAAACTGTTGAGAACTCCTAATACATTGAATCTTACTGGTAGAGAAAGATTACCATTCTCATATGATGTTGCAATAAGACCAGATCTCACTGTAGATCCAATACCACATGGTGATGAAAGTGTTGATATACCAGTGAACTGTGTAAGTGACTTACCAAGATATGTTATAATTCGATCTTCAAACTCAATAGTGCCTGTAGCACCAAATCCAACAGTAGAATCCACATCTATCACTGTCGATCCAACAGGAGCTGATCTTGTAATAAATGTTTTGCCTATTTGTTGAAACTTACCTATAATAGTGCCCTTTGATAAAGCAATTTTGTAATATGATTGATTACCAAAGACTGCCTTCTCTACACCTGTGACTGAACCACTTGTTTGTAGAGGCGTGGTCTCTTGTATAATACTCTCACCAGTTATTTTCAAAGGATTACCAGATATCAACTCACATATAAGAACTTGATTTACTCTATACTCAGCATCTGATGGACTTATCATGTATTTTGATGGTTGAATCATATCAACCTTTTCACCATACAGTGCACCAAATAATATCTTGAATGCTTCTTCAGTTCCCTTAGATTTGTAGAAATCTTTTGATTGTCTAATAAAATTACTTTGATCTAACTTATTGAATAAATTTCTTTCTGAAAAACCTGGTAAAATTTGTTTCTTGAGTTTTTTGAGAAACTCATTAAGGAATATATTACTTAAATTGGTAACTTTATCATTTACTCCGTGTGTACCAATACCTGATTGTGTGAATGTAAGATACTCAGGACTATTTGTTTTTCTGTTGTTTTCTATACCACTAAACCCTCTAACACATCCAGTAAATGATGTGCTACCTATGCCAGTGTATGTGATGATCTCATTATTAATTTTGAGAAGACCCCATTGACTTGGCCACCCTTTAGTAGAGTCAACATATATCGTAGTGTCTCTACCATTTGCATATTGTGATACTGATGTAAACCCAGTGAGGGTTTCAGTGTTCAAGAAATCAAGACTTTTATATTCTACAAGATTATCAGCTATGTCAATTGACCCACCTTGAAATTCTTGAGAGATATAGTATTGTTTCATAAACTCGCCAAAGCGAGGATTCTCTAAGTCAATTACCTCTGGTATTTGACTCTGAATTATCTCATTAACTTTTACTTTTGTAAGAGATGTCTGAATCATTAGTATCCGTATCCTCCACCTGATGATCCACTACTTGATGATGTAGTTGATGATGTAGTTGATGAAGAAGACATAGGTGTAGATGAAGTATCTATTGAACTTGTGGGGGTGCTTGTTATAGGTAAACTATCTGGTGAGTGTGATGAACCTGTCATCTTATTACCATTAGCCATAGTGTGGAATGAACCATAGTAAGGTTGTCCATTCACATAACCAACTAAGGTCGTGCCAGATGATGTGCTTGTAATTATCGCTCCTCTTACCTTTGCACCATTTGTGTAACTTGATTGAGGGTTGTATCTTGTTCCAGATGTATTTGCACCAGAGGATATCGGATCTTGCCTCATAAAGAAGTTACTATTCGATACATCAAACTGTAGATATAATTCTTTTCTTGCTAACACATCATTTGATTGTGGTATTGCTTGAATCTCAATAATGTTATCAGGTAATAGAGTTGAGGTAATATTCACAGTATCTAAAATAACCTCACCCTTCGCATAATCAACAGATCCAAATGATGCACTCAATATCTTGACAGAGGAGTCTGAATCGATTTGGAATAAGAATAATGATCCTTTATCATCTGACACAAATTGATCAGAGAAATAAACTGTTCCCGATACACCTGATACATTGAATCCAGTTGATTTAATATTATAACTTGACTCATTTCTATGGAAAGTATTATCAAAACATATTTCATATTGTGCAAACTGGTTGATCTGAGCAACTAAGTTTCTTCTCATTCTAATAGTAGTGATATTTGAAGTAATTGAGTCATCTACTCTATCGATAAGTGACAACACCTTACTATACTTGAATCTACCTCCAAACGTATTCAACTCAGTCCCACTTGCAAATGATGTCAATGATGAAATCACATCAGTCTTGAGTTTATCTGGATCACCTACAAAATTAGCATTGTAGTATACATAACTGTCTATTTCAACATACAAAAACTTCAAATCAATCAACTCAGGCACAATACCTGCCACAGAATAACTTTTTAGGGAC